ATTACAAAAAATATATATTGATGATCAATATAAGTATAAACAAGAATTAGAACAATTATGTAAACAAAATAATATATTATTAAGTTTTTAATAATTTGTATAAATTAATAGTATTTTTGTGTGATGTTATATTATATTAATAATGCATAGTGATTATATACCTACAAAAAAGAAAAGAACACGATATCAATTTATTAGTCCAAAAAAAGAGGATCCATATAAGCCTATTTATGATGATAATATTTATGTATTTTATCAAATGTGTACATTTCTAAATCCAAAAACAAAAACATATAATGTAAGACGATTTATAATAAATTCAAAAAATGAATTTGTTAATATGAAGGAATATAATATAACAAAAAAACAATATAAAAAATTTATAATGACAACAAAGAAGCATAAATATAAGTGTTATTCTACTTATAGTTTAAAATATATAGATTATCCAAATATGGGAGATATATTAACGGCAAAATCAAATATTTTATCTAAAAATTATGATTATACTGGATTTTCACCATTTTAAATAAGTTTTATTTTAATTGCAGTATTATTATTCTGTGTTTTCTCTCCAACAATAACAGTGTATAATAATAAAAATATAGTTATTAATACGATTGTTATTCCTAAATGAAATATCCGATCATCTTTTAATACAGTTTCATAAGTAAATTTAAATTGTAACAAATCATCTAAGATGTTAAATAATGCATCTTTTGTTTGTATTAATATTTGTCCAATTGATTGATTAAATATTGGTATTGGTTCTTCTGGTTTATTTAATTCTTCTAATTTTTTATCTAATTTTTTCTTCATTTCTATTTTTCTTCTTTCTTTATATTGTTCAAAATCTCTATTAAATCTGTCAATTTCGAATTTGTCCCCTTCTAGTCTATATTTATACAAACCACTATCTAATTTTACCATATCATCTCTAGGTACACTTTGATCAACATTTATATCCATTATTATAATTAAATAATAAAATTGATTTTATTTAAATTTATATTATTATATTAATAATAATATAACAATTAATTATGCTATATTATAGATGTCCAACATGTAAAACAATATTTGCTAATAAACAACTATTATTTGAAACTGAATTTGATAAAATTTGTAAAAATAATGATTTAAGTGAAAAACAAAAAGAAATTCAAAAGATGGAATTATTAGATAAATTACAATTAAAAAGATATTGTTGCAGAATGAGAATGTTAACTTATACAAAACTAATTAATCTTATTAAGTAATTTACATAATAGTTTATAAATATACATAATTGTATTTGTTCTGTATAATGGCATTGTTGGATCTAGATAACATATATTCCATGGGCAAAATATAAATATATAAAGACCAATTATAAAAATGATAGGTATTATTATTAGTATTACAATTATAATATTTCTTTCATAATTATTAAAGTTAGTCTTTAATGTTGTAAATGCTAATATTATGATAAAAAATATAATTAAATAATATGTTATTATTAATATTTTAAGTCTACTCCATTCTCGATCTAATGGTAATTTATTAAATTTTTTATTTATATTATATTCTTTTTCAGGAGGTTTAAGTGAATATTCAACAGAATTATCTTCTAGAGCAGCAATATCACATTGATTTTTAGAAAAATATATTTGTCCAGTATTTGATGATTGACATGTATAACCAGTTTCTGGATTAATCCAATCATCTTTATGTATATATTGTCCATTATTAGAATTACATTGTTCTTTATTTGTAATTTTTTTATTAAAACCAAAGTTTTTATCTATACACAAATAATTATTTTGTAACATTATATAATTATAATGAAGATGATATATTTATAGAACCAGTAATATCATCAATTATAGAATAATAATACCAATCATAACCTAATATGTAACCAATATACCATTCTCTTGTTTTAGGATGATAATCAACAATTATAAATGGTTTTAATGGTTTATTTTCATTCCATTTTGGTTTTCTTTTCTTATCCCATACATAGTATATAGGTGTTTTATATGGAATTCTAATATCCCATGCAATTGTAGATTTAATAATTGCTTTTATAATTGTTAATTTTGGTTTCATATACATAACTATATAAAGATTATTATATATTAAAATTTAATGGAAAAATCTAATGATTCGGATTCATTAACTGATGAATATACTATTGAAGAATTAGAACGGGAATTAGATAAAGATAATTATACTAATACAAAATTATATAATTATCCATTAGAAAATAAATATGATATAAAACAATGTAATGATATAGATTATGGTCCATATGGTAGTCAATGGATACATGATATTCAAAAAAATGATATATTAGATAGCAAATTAGTAAAAAGGGCTAAACAATATGATAAATTAAGAGCAGTAAAATTACCAGAACAACGATCACAAGCTTGGTTTGGAATGCGATCAAATAAAATTACTGCGAGTGATGGTGGTGTTGTATTAGGATTAAATAAATATGAAGGACAATATAGTTTTATTCTTAAAAAAACAATTGGATCAACATTTAAATCAAATAAATTTTGTTATCATGGTAAAAAATTAGAAGAAATAGCAACAATGATATATGAATATAGAATGAATGTTAAAGTTGAGGAATTTGGATTAATGGGACATCCTAAATATGATTTTTTGGGTGCTAGTCCGGATGGTATATGTTGTAGATACAAATACGATGGAAAACATAAATCAAAATTTGTTGGAAGAATGTTAGAAATTAAATGTCCATTTAGTAGAAAAATTATAAAATCAGGACCTATAAAAGATAATATATGTCCTATTTATTATTGGATACAAGTACAATTACAATTAGAATGTTGTAATTTAGAAGAATGTGATTTTTGGCAATGTGATATTAGAGAATATAATAATAGAGAAGAATTTATTAAAGATACTAACTTGGAAGAACCATTCCGATCAATTAAATATGGATTTGAGAAAGGTTGTTTAATACAATTAATACCAAAAAAAAGGATAAATGATGTTTTAAATAAAAAATATTGGGATGTTGTTTATGAAGATGCAATTTTTATATATCCACCAAAAATTGTAATGACTCCATATGATTGTGATATATGGATTGCAGATACAATATCTAAGTTATCAAGTAATCCTAAATATTATAATTATATATTTGATAAAGTAATTTATTGGAGATTAGAAGATTCTCATTGTGTTACAATTAATAGAGATAGAAAATGGTTTGCAAAGAATTTACCAAAAATGGAACAAATGTGGGATTATGTTTTATTTTTTAGAAAGAATAAAAACAAATTAGATTTATTAATTAAATATATTGATAACATGAAAGTTAAAAAGAATAAAGAAATAATGGAATTTGTTGATAAATTATATAATGGTAAAAATGTTAACATAAAAAAAAAGAGTAATAAATTATTTGATAATTATATGTTTATTGATAATGATAAAATAACTAAAGTTGAAAAGAGAAAAGTGATAAAAAAGAAAACAATTAATAAAAAAAAGAATAATATTGAAGCATATATGTTTATAGATGATGATAAAGTAACTAAAAAAAAATTAATCAAGGGAAAAAAGAATAATATTGAAGGATATATGTTTATTGATTGATTTAATACCATTTTATTCCTAAACATTCTAATTGCATTCCTTCTAAATTCAATCCATACAATTCATATATTTTACAACCATAAGTATTAAGATTATATAAATTTTCTTTTTGGTTTTTATCTAAATTTATATCAATTAAAAGATATTCTAACATACAATTAGTCATAAATTTTATAGTTTTTTTATAATTATATATTAGTTTATCATCATTATTTAACATAATTTCTTTAGCTTTTTGTAATATTCCAATTGCTTCTTTATCTTCGTCAGTTACAAAATCTTCAATACATTCATTATATACTTCTAATACACTATTATCAGTTATATTTTGAGTTGTTATAATTTTTATTATTTTATTTTTAAAATATTGAGAAAATAGATTATTATTTTTAATTTTATCTTTCATTTCGGCTGGTCCAGCAATAACTAAACCATTAATTAAATAGTTTGTATTATTCATATATAATTTTTTTGTAATTTCAGCTGTATGTTGAATAAAAGCATTTTCTTTTTGATTTCTTAATCTTCCAATTCTTTGAGCACTTTGTCCACCTTTCTTTTGTCTTTTTTGATGATTTACATATTTATTATATAGTGATATTATTTCAACATGTGCACCAGATTTTATTATTTTATAACATAATAAATTATTACCATCAATTAGTATAATTCCAAAGTTATTTTCTTGTTTATACATTTCTAAAATATTATCAAGATGAAATACATTATCACATATATATATTGATTTCTGTAATTTTTTTGGTGGTTCAATTAGTATAGCTCCATTATATTTAAAATTTTCATCAAACATACGAATTAGCAGAAATATTACCTGCTAGTAATACTAGACCATTAGTTGGTGCATTTGAAGATTTATAATTTTTTAATTGATATAATGCTGATTTAATAGCTGATAGAACATCATTTCTAACTACTCTTGATTTAATATTTGATGCTGTACTAATTTCTTTATTTAATTTATTTGTTGCTAGTCATAAATTTTGTTCACTTTTAATATAATAAGTAATAAGACTAGTACCATTACTTTGTGATTTTGTTTGTGATAGTTGTTTGATAATATTTTTTTCCATTAAATAATATATATTAATATATTATATATTTAAATCTATATAATTTCAATTTTTAATCTATTAGTTAACAAATAAATATATGTATTAAATATAGTTATGGATGCAACAGAATCATTAGATATAAATAAAAAAAATTTAAAATGTGCACCTACGAAACAATTCCAAGATGGATCTTGTATTCCACTTGAATTATTAATAGAAATGGCGAAGGCATATAATGATGTTAATAAAAATAATCCAATTAAAATGAATAGTAGTTTAGAAACATTAAATCCCCCAAAATTAAAGAAATATTTAATAATGCAGTTTAATAATAGATTAAATAAAGTATGTGAAAATCAGATATGTTGGATACAACAAAATTTTATAAATAGAATGGATACAAAATTAAAAACTGAATTAAAGAAAAATACTTTTAGACCAAAAGGACCAAATAATTCTAATAAATCAAATAATTTACAAGGAAAATTTGCTTGGTTAAATACTTATAATATAAATGATGTAATGACACAATACGAAAGTAAATATAAAGATTTCAAATATTTAGGTACTGTACCAATTGATTTTGATGATTTACCTGTATATGGAATTAAAAAATTAAATTTTGATAAATTATTGGAATCTGGGAAAAATAAATTAGGAATTATATTTAATTTAGATGAACATTATAAAAGTGGATCACATTGGGTTGCAGCTTATACTGATTTAAAAGATGGTATTGTATATTTTTTTGATTCATATGGAATTGCACCAGAACCAAGAATTAGAAAATTATTACGAAAATTTGCAAGATATATAAAAGATAACATGAATAAGAATCCAAAAGTAGATTTTAATCGAATTAGACATCAATATTCTGATAGTGAATGTGGTGTTTATTCTATAAATTTTATTTTAAGATTATTAAAAGGAGAATTATTTACTGATATTACAAAGAATATAACACCAGATAAAGAAATAAATAAATGCAGAGATGTATATTTTATATAATTTATTTTGAATCACATCTTTCTGCTTGCTGATTCCAAGTACATTTATAATTCGATTTAAAATAACATGATCTTGGATCATTTAAATTTTCTACTGGACATGTTATAGTTTGTGCTCTAATTTTTTCTAATTTATTATTTTTTTCTGATTGTATTTTTTCTAGCATTGCTATTTTATTTAATTCTTCTTGATGATTATAATTATCATTTATGTAAATAAATGCTATGATTATTGTTATAATAATAATGCCAATTAAGTAAATAGTTAGAATATTCATATATATATATTTAATAT